AGATGTACTCTCCGTTAGTCATCTTCATATAAATCATTTCATGTACTTGTGCCATTACCCGAAAAAATCCTCTAGTGATGCTTTTGGTTCTGCCGACCAATCAATCGCATCAAAGATTGGTTCAAGCGGTTCAAGAAAAGTTTTTTCAAACATTGTATCATAGTCAATGTATTTATGCAAATTAAACTCTTCGGGTAATCTTGTTTTAAAAGAAATAACATTTTCATTGATTGGGTTTGGTGTTTTTAGATAACAGAATTTTATCTTCTCACCATTACCAATCATTTCATATCTTTTAGTTAATTGATGTTTTTCTATATAGTGATTGTGCAGTAAACTACCTCTAGAATGTATTGGTGTGCCTTTAGTATAAATCTTTTTCTTATCTTTATATTTTTTCACATGACGAACACCACGAGGAAATGCAATATCTTCTGGACGTATTTTATTAAACTCTTTACGAAAGTTTGCAACAAACTCTTGTGCTTCTTCTTGAGTTTTACCAACTAAAATAGGAAATAACTCTTTCATTTTATTACGAACTAATTCTGGCGTAGAAGATTTAATTGCTTCGATGCCCATAATTTTTAGTTTGGGTTCTTTGTATTGTACACCTTCTGAATTATGCACGTTTAGAATATATCTTTTCTTTGCCTGCCAGATGCCCTTATCTGCAATAACTTCTCTACCCATTTCCATACGATTACTCATTGCACCAGAATAATCTGCAAACTCTTGATATGATTTTGTCAAAACTTTTTCAAAGTGTGTTTTACAAATCTCGTCCAGAAACTTAACAGGATTTTTAGGATTGAATTTCTGGACGAGTTCACCCATACGAATGTATAGTGAATCTGTATCAATTGCTATGACGTAATCTTCTTCATCTGTTTCTAATAGTTTATTCATTTCTTTATTGACAGTTCTCTCTGCCCAAAGAATTGCTAACTGACCAGACATTGTGATAGATTCTGCAACACGTTGGTCAAAGTATCTAAACCAACGATTACCTAATGCACCATAAAGTGAATTCATTAAAATCTTAATCGCCATCTGTTCGTTATACAAATGCGATATTTTATTTGATAAAGATTTAGTTGGTGTAGATTCATACTCTTGTTGTAATTTCAACATTTCTTTCTTAATCTCTACACGTTCTTCATAATACTTTTGAATTACAAATGGAATCACACCCTGTCTACGTTTTTTAAATCTTGCACCATTTGGTGTAGTTGCATACTCTGTATCAATCTTTGTTTGTTTTCTCAGCATGTGTTCAATAGATGTATCAACTAGTCCATCAACTACAGTTTCGGGTGACATATTGTTTTGCACAATGATATTAGGGTATAGAGAGTTTAAGTCAAACGATACTACCCAATCATGGGCACCAACTTGAGGTTCTTTTACATATGCACCAACAAAATCTGATTTACTTTTTTCTATTTTAGGTGGACAAACAACTTTGTTTTGTTCAAGTATACGATAGATGATAGTGTCCCATATCATTGTTGTGCCTAGCACGTCTCTGTAGTTAACACCACCACGATATGCCATAGTCAATGCTAACGTAATAAGACCTAACTTCTCTTCGAATCTGTCAACTAATTCAACGTCTTTAATATTATATTCAATAAACTTTTGATAATCATTTTTATATAATGAAAACAAACTGCCTTCTTCTTCATACGATAACTTACCTTCGCCAAGTTCTACGTGTGCAATATGATTCAATGAATACATTTCTTGTTGTACATACGTAAACTTTTTGTATAATTCTAAATAGTCAAGTTGAGTTATGCCCATAATATCATAAGCATAATTTGTATTACCAGTAATTTTATCTTTTCTATTATCTTCTTTGACATTACCCCAGGGCGATAATTTTTTGATTTCTTCTTCACCATAAACTTTTCTAATTCTGTTAACGATGTATACCATATCAAACCCAATACTATTCCAACCAGTAACAATATCTGGATAGTTATCTTTCCAATACTCTAGAAATTTGTGAAGCAGGGCCGCTTCGTTTTTACATTGTATATAAACTACATTGTCTGCTGGATTAAACTCACCAAAACCCCATGTGCGATAAACTTTTTCTTTACTATTCTTGATTGTGATTGCAGTTATCGGCCATTCTGCTAAATGTGGTTCAGGGAAACCTTGGTCTGATTGACACTCGATATCAATTGTTGTGACAGATATATCTTCACGATTAAATTTAATTTCTTCTGGATATTTTTGTGCAATAAATTGTGAGACAAAATTATTCATGCCATAAACTGTAAAGTCATCTACGTTTTCGTATCTCTTTACAAAGTCTGTTGCATCTTTCATAGAATCAAACTCAATTGGTTCTACTAGAAGATTATCTAAAGTTGCATAACCACCTTCACTAACACTCTTAGATGTTTTTATGTATAATTTTGGTTTGAATGGAATTCTTTGCTTGACTCTTTGTCCACCTTTATAACCTATGTAGAGCAAATTATTGCCATAACGAGTTACGTTAGTATAAAAATTCATAATGTAATCCTGTAGTTATTGTGTATTATACTAGGTTGAACAAAAAATGTCAAGGGATATTTCTACCCCTTGACACAAATACTATTATTTAATTTTAATAGTTTTAGGTTTTTTCTCTTCGGGTATATTTTTTATCAATTCAATTGACAAGATACCGTCAATAATCTCAGCAGATTTTACTTCGACAAACTCTGCAAGTGCAAAAGTTTTTACAAAGTCTTTTGTTGAAATACCTTTGTGAATCATTTCAACATTGTCATCTTCTGACTTAGCGATAACAGATATCTTAAGTGAAGAGTTTTCTACTTCGATATTAATATCCTTCTTTGTAAAACCTGCGACTGCAAGTTCAACAAAATAACTTTCGCCTTTCTTGACGATGTTATATGGAGGATAGTTTGTTTGAGGAACCGATACTCTTTGTAAAGTATCAAAGATAGAATCGAATCCCACCGAGAATGGTCTGAATTGACCAAATGCTTCTATTTGTGTCATATTAACTCCTAATATTAAGCAAGTTTATGTGTATGCCGAACCATTCGCACATACTACTATTATATATATGTGTATGAATTTCTAAATTTCAACCCCTAGAGTAAAAAAAAATGCCAGCAAAGTTTAAACCTACAGAAAAAATTGTTGATAGAGCAACTAAAAAAGTAACTGTTAAACACTACTATCTTAAACAAGTGCCTCAGAATGAATTGTTTTCAGCACTTAATAATGATTCTACACCAAATAAAAAGAAACAAAAGATTCGTAATGAATTGATTCGTAGAGGTGTGAAGATAGTTCGTGCTTCAAAACAAGCAGGCATCTGTTAACTTTTATTTTGTATTGCCGATATTATATTTTGGACAAAGTTCCCATTCACTCTTTTCTTTAAAAGGTATTATCTTAATTTGTTTTAGAGAACTACATTCTTTTACTTGTTCTGTATTTTGTATTTGAATTAATCCCCAATCACTTAGCAATGTTGCTATAGTATTTCTACGTTCTAAATCTGATTGCTCTAAATTAGATTTCTTTCCGTCTAGCATAAACAACTCTTTAAAGTGTACTATAAAGTATCTGCCTTGTTTATGTAATATATGACACGATTGAAATAATTTGTTTTCTTTTCTTGATGCAACACCGATACGTGTTAATGTTTCTCTTACTTTTAAAAAGTCATCTGGTTCTGCAATTGTTACTTCTAACATATCTGCAGGTGACCATGTTATTATATTATTTTCTTCCACCTTTACTCACCTTCTTTCTTAATACATCTAATTGTTGAGGTGTAAGTAGTTGAATAACTTGTCTTGCTTTTTCATTGCTATATCCATAGTATTCTTTCACCACTTCAACATCATTTTCGATTTCTGGTTTAATCCATTTACTAAATCGTTTTCTTTTTCTAATAGTATTTATAAGAAATGCGAATTGTAGACGTGATTCTAAGTGGCCATATCTATTCATTTCGTTAGCAAGTGCGACAGTATCAGGAAAGTAAGACAATGACCTATTAATTATGAAAGGTACATATGCTTTTTCTGTTTCTTCATCGACCATGATATTTCTTTTACCATAGTTGATTTCGTTTAAATATTTAAATGGATTCAT